GCGGCTGTACTACGGGCTGCGCGATTGGCTGGAACTGATTCTGCCGCAGTTGCGCAAGCTGATCCGGCATAGGTGGTTGATAATACCCAGGCTGATAGCCGCCAAAATAGGGTTGAGCAAATGCCATTTAAGATTCATCCTTTCTTTCGCACCAGTAATATAACGGGACTCCACCACCAGAATCCCATGTATCGATCCAGTTCCCGCCACTGACACATACCACATGGCCTGACAGAGCTAAAATATATGTACCATCCGGATGTTCCTCTGCAAAATCAGACACGTTGTAACAGTCTGGGCAAGTATCCGGCACAATACGGCGTACAAAGCCTTTAGACCTGAGATAGGCACCCCATACAGAATTTGCTGAGGGAAGATCGCCCATCAAAAACCCCTGGAGAGCTAATCCAATGTAAGTTTCCTCCCAGCTTTGGTCCAGTGCTGTAGAAATTGCTCTGACTGTGCAGTCCCCTACATTTTTTCCGTCTGGGTTTGCATTGTATTTGATATATCTTCCCATTCTCCATTTTTCTCCGCAGTTGAGATTTGAGCATTTGCTTTTATTTTTATGCTCTCATTTGCGCACAAAAAGGATTCGAGTCCATCAAAATCTCCGCAAATATAATACCGGTAATAGATATCTCTGGCATTTGGCTCGGAGAATCCGCAGTTGATAAGCCGTGTTATCATCTCGTTTCCCATAAGGATCACCTCTGCCTTTACTATACAAAAAAATCGCCTCCACTGGGTGGCAATCCAGTGAAGGCGTGTGCGTGTTTTGTGAAATTATGTGTAATTTAGCCTTTGGGCAGTCGATTCTACCTTATCAATGATGCGCGGAAGCCGCCTTGATATTGTGGAGCGCTCACACCCGTATTCCGCTGCGATATCAATTTGAGGTATTTGCTCTATCAAATACCTTTGCGCTATCCCGGTGTCTATTTTACCGAGATTTGCCTGATAAATTGCCTGTTCAATCTCCGACCGCAATAAATTTTTCAGGGTTTCGGGCATGTTAACGTGCGCTCCCACATTTACACTCCCTCTTCAAAGATATCAAATTAAATGCCAGGTCAGGGATTATCTTATACTTTGTGTTCCAGGGAGCCGATCCGCCGCTCGTGGTCGTCCAGCCGATCATCCTGCTCATCATTGTGGTCCCACAAGCGTTTGTGGATCTCTCGGTTGTGCTCGGTCTGCTTATCCATATCGGTACGCAGCCCCTTGACTTGGATTGTCAGCTCAGTAATGGACCTCGTGAGTGATACAATCGGCTTAATAATTGCCGCCCCAAGGCCCACAAGGGCGATAATCACTGTTACTGTGGTCCACTCCATCGCTTAGCCCTCCTTACCTCCGGTGAGCTGCTTATAGACTTGATTGACGCCGGTTGCCGCGAGACCGGAGACGATGCCCACGGCCACGGCGGTGATGTAATCCTGCGCCGGGTAGTCCGGCATGATGCGCATCGCCAGCGCACCCAGCACACCGCCCACCGCACCGCAGATGACCGGGAGCCATTTGTTGTCCAGCGCCGTAGCCTTGGCAGCCTGGGCCACCAGCAGACAGATGACAGTGATCGCGGGCAGTGCCGCAATGCCAAGCTCAGTGATATCCATAATAAGTACCTCCGTCAAATCAAGTTTAATCTATCTAAAACCACGGCCAATTCCTGCCGGGTGACCGGGTCTGTGGGCCGTGTGCCGTCCAGGACGCCCTTGTCCTTCGCCTTCTGCCACGCCTCAGCGGCCCGATCGGCGGCCGGGGTATCTGTGCCATCCCCGCC